AAGTATAGTAATCTCTTATGAACGAGACGCCAGAAATATCTTCACCAGATGCGATAACATCTTTAACCATATTTATCCGACTCTTGGAAACATCTAACGTGAGATAGAGGTCTTTGAGACCAACGACATCGTTAGATTCTGGGAATGCTTGAACCTCAATAATTGAGTTATCAGCAACAGTAGATGAAATATTAACAGTGTTTAGAAGAATCTCACCTTTATTATAATCAACAGTTCCAGCATCCTTAGCAACAACAATTCTATTTCCATTAGCATCCATTTTTACAATGGAAATAACACCCATTTTAAGATCTGTATTGGGTGCGTCAGTCAAATAAACGATATCAGAACTACCTGCGAGAGTGAATCCAGTAGACTTAATATTCAGACCATTGGGATTGACATGGAATCTGTTACCAAAACAGAGTTCATACTGAGCAAATTGGTTCTTAAGAACCTTCATATCTCTTCTAATCTTAACTTTTGTGATATTAGAGGAGATAGCATTATCAACTCTATCAATCAGTTGTAATGCTTTACTATATTTGAATCGACCACCGAAGCGATTCATGTCTACATCCTTAGAATATCTGTTCAAACCAGCAGTAACACTAGTTTTCAGATCATCTGGAGCAGAAACCTGGTTATCGTTATAGTAAATTGTTGAATCAAGTTCAATATAAAGAACTTTCAGGTCAACAATGTTCTGATTGATACCAGCAATGGAGTATTGCTTCAGTTTTGACAAGATATTTTGCTTATCAAAGTCCGAAACATACGTTCCATTCTTAGGTTTGATACTAATTTGAACGGTACCGAACTTTGGAGGGTTTAATTCTTCACCACCAACGACTGCAACCGACTCCATATTAGGATAAACGGAAGAAATAATCGCTTCATAGTCTCTAGCAGTAACTGCTCTGTACTGCGCTGAGTAAAGTCTAGGAGCGAAGTACTTAATTGACGATACATTCTCTATAGCACCACCATTCATCGCCCTCTGGACGGTTGTAACGGGCACTGAAGCAGTAGGAATGAGTCTTACACCACTATCATCAACAAAACTGCCTTGGAAATCGAATAATGATGGACCATTTCCTGCTTCACCATCAGTAACGATGTATCTAACAGTGATAATGGCATTATTTTCTAACTCTTTACCAAAATATCCATCACCAAAGAGCAATTCATACCTTTCTTCTTGAACTTCTTGAATTAAGAAGATCTCAGAAGTCTTATTAATGTTTAAAATATTATCTACGACGTGATATTCTCTTCCAAGACCAGTATCATTGATACCTTTGACGTAAACTCTAACAGTTGTCGTGTCAATATTAGGATTATCAAGGATAAAACGCTGATCTTGTGCTGTATTAACTACAAATTGACGTGTCAGGAAGGAACCCTGATACATTTTAATGGGTTTATCAGCAGTACCGAACTGAGCAACACCATTTTCAACGGTTGCGCTAATGTTTTCTGGTACTGAGAAGCGATATGTGGTATTATCTGCTGCTCCAATACACACAAGACCTGCTTCTAAAGAGATAAATGCCCCTGAAGTGCTTGTTGGAACCGTAAAAGTCACATCTGCGACTGCTGCGGTCTTTGATCTTGGGATATAACCAATGTTTCTTGCCAAAGAAACCACGTTTTCACGTACTGTAGCGCCATCCAGGAAGGATTCATTGACGACTAAGTTCGCATTAAACGCATTAATGTAAGTATTATAAGCAAGAGTGTCAATTAAGACTGAAAAATTAGATCCTTCAAAGTCAAAATCCGTGAAATTAGAGTTAGCACGGAGATAATCTTTGATTTGAACCTTAATTTGGTCAAAATCGAGGTTAGTAAACTGTGTAAAAGGCATTTTTTATCGCGTTGCCTCCAATATAAAGGAGAAGGCTTGTGGTGGAAAATCTTGCCCTACGATATCGAAGTAAACATTGACATTAAAAGAGTTATTATCAGGTCTTGGTTCGACTTGAACTCTTAAATTATCAACTCTATCCTCATAAAAATTGACCGTATTGATAATTTGGTCTTCAATAACCCTAGCAGTAGCAAAGTCCACGAACTCAAAAAGAGAATCGCGGACATCAGTACCTAATAGTGGTTGGAAATAGCGTTCCGTTGGGATTGTTTCTACTAAATTACGAACAGATCTAACGATTGCTCGTTCATTAGTAAGCACAGGCAAGTCCTTTGTCACAGGATGTGGGTCAAAGGAGAAACTAATATCTTTAAATGCTCTGGATACCCGCTGTCGCGCCATTTAAATGGGGTGATTTTCTTAAATTTATTTATACCCCTCACTCAGATTTTTCATCTAACTCATCTTGATCCAGTTCTTCTGGACTATCATTTGTCTTATGAGGCATTGACCAGTAATCTGTAATAAGACTTCTAGTACCAAAAGTTTGGTACATGTAATCTTTATCTCTATCGACAGGTGAATTACCCATGATGCTCCTGATTGTTTGAATCAGAACTTTTATAGGGGTTCCTATCCCTCATTTTATATTTATTGATACGAGAAAAAAAGGAGCGCCCTCAGCGCCCCTGACCACGATATGGTTTCTTCTTACCATTACGAGAGGTAGCGGCATACTTCGTGTTTTTTCCGGAACCTTGACGAGTTGCCTTCGGTTTTCCGGGCATAAAACCGTCTTTGACCAAACCAACTTTAGAACGTGCCATGATAACTTAGTCTTCCTTAGTGATAGTTGTTTTTAATTCCGAGGGATTCGGAGACCCAGAAGAGTAGAAGTCCTCCGCTAGGTCTGCCATTTTATCAAAGTATTCTTCTTGGGTCAAGCCTTCAGCAAGTACTTGACCACGATGAGAGATTGTATACTTCTCTGTAATCATCAGATCACTCTTGTCTTCTCGTGACCAACTCTGATACGTGGGTCACACCAAATCTCAAAACCTGCTGCGATAGCATCCAGACAGAATGATACATCCTCTCCACACATGTCTTGTACTTCACCAGATTCAAAGACCTGCATCTTAGGAGCAAACCAAGGATACTTAATCTCCTCATGCTCAAAGACACCATTCTTAATCAGCAACCATCCAAAACCAGCATAGTCAACTGTAAAGGGTTTCTTACGCTTCTGAATCGTTTCCAATGTTTCATGATTCATAACACCACCATTGTTTCGGAAGTCATCTTCTTCCATCCAATGAGCAACACTAGTGGTCTGTCCATCTTCAGTACAATACCAACCAGAAGCAATATCCTTATCCATCAATACCAACTGATAGAACTTCTCTACATTGAATACAATATCACTATCAATCCACAATTGATAATCATACTGTAACTTACCATCCCATGGTTTCTGATCAGGTCCACGCAATACATTAGCACCCAAACACTTACAACGGGCAAAGTTCACCATGGAACTATAGTCCTGTGAAATCTGAATGCTTGCTCCGTTCTGTACTAAGTCAAAACAAAGTTGTACAAAATTCTTCAAATACGTATATGATACTCCTCTTCCAGGTAGACAGAAAACTACTGTCTTCCCTTTAACCATCTCTCTTGCCTTTGCGTAATCCCATTCTACTGGTTTCGGTGTAGAACTCGCAACGGGCGTTTTTGCTTTTACTGTAAATCCTTTTGCCATAATTTGGTCAATTGTGAATGTGAATCGATTCAATAGTAATTATACTATCAACTCAAGTGATAGTCAATCAATCAAGTTCGGTGATTACGATAGCATCACCATCTACCTCCATATTAATCTCTGTACCCTCATACCACCCGAACTCTGAGATAATCCACTCAGGTACCTTAATGACATATTCACCAGTTACAGGATCAACCTCTACGGTCGAAAAATTTTCTCCGGGATTTTTTTGCATACAAGGTATTCCGTTTCGCACTTTTGTTTTATATAGAAAAGTCGTGCCTTATACAAATAGGTCGCGAAAGCAAGACTTTATAGCTTAATGGTACCTATGGGTTTTATATACACGCGCCCCGCGCTAACGCCCCCATAAAGGGGCGCACTGCGGATCACGAACCCACGCTGTGGGGGTCAGAGACCCAGGCGGTCGCGGGCGGCGGCGATGCGGTCTGCCTTTGCCTGTGCCTGCTGACGGCGGGCGTTGGCGTCCTTATCGCCAACCCACTGACGACCCAACCCGGTGACCGTGGTGATGGTGCCGCCCTTACCTGCGCCGGTAGCATGGGAAGCGGTCTGCCCGTCACCCTTGCGGACGGAACCAACGCCAGTCAGGTGACCATATCCGTCAGTGCGCTGCATGGTCTCACCCTTACGGGGTCCACGGGTGCGGAGACGCTTAACGGAAACTTCCTTTCCTGCTGCGTTAAGGTCGGCGGCGATGGAGAGGAGGTTGGAGGTGGAAGCGTTCATGTCGGTTGGTTGTGTTCCTTTGACCCTTTTAATATACACGGAAACGGGGACCGTCTGACGGATGGTGGACAGTCCCCCGACTGGTTCAGAAGTTCTGAGAGAAAATGTGACCCGACAGTTCGGTGAAATCATAACGCAATTCTTCCCAAGTTTGCTCCCAGTCAATGCAAACAAAGGCGGGAATGTCCAGGCAGTAGCAGTCAGTTACCAATTGCTCAGCAAACTCAGCGCCAGACATTTCGCCTTGATAAGCATCAGTGAAGGACTCCAATTGTTCCTCTCCAAAGTATTCAATGAACTCTTCAATTGCCTCAGAATCATAATCCTCAAGCAATTCTTCCAGGATTTCTTTCTGCTCAGGATACTGTTGGATCAATTCATCATTGCGCTG